TTAACGCTAAGGCGCTGGCCTGGGGGAAACAGTATGAGGCCGACGCTCGCACACTGTTTGAGTTCACCACCGACGTGCAGGTAACCGAGTCGCCGATCCTCTTCCGCGACGAAGGAATGCGCACCGCCTGCTCACCTGATGGCCTGTGCAGTGATGGCCGCGGCCTTGAGCTGAAGTGCCCTTTCACCTCTCGCGACTTCATGAAATTCCGGCTTGGCGGCTTCGAGGCCATCAAATCCGCCTACATGGCCCAGGTGCAATTCAGCATGTGGGTAACCGGAAAGGATGCCTGGTATTTCGCGAATTATGACCCTCGCATGAAGCGTGAAGGCATTCACCACGTGGTTGTTGATCGCGACGACAAATACATGTCCGACTTCAACGAAATGGTGCCGGAGTTCATCGAGAAGATGGACGAATCGCTGGCGGAGATCGGCTTCACCTTCGGGGAACAGTGGAAATGAAAACTAACCACGACGGAATCACCGTTGGAAGTATCACTCTTCCCTATTCCATCAATCGCCGGGGATGGATCGCCCCAAGCGGCGACGTTATCAAAAACCCATTAAAGGCTCAGCGCCTGGCTGAGCTGATGAACAGTAAGAAGGTGGTGGCATGACTGACTACACCGGAAGCAAAACTCCAGTTGAGCAGAGAAACCTTTGGCAAACGCCGATCCCTCTGTTCGTCGCTCTGGATGCGGAATTCTGCCTGACACTGGACGCGGCAGCATCAGCTGATAACGCGCTATGCAACCGCTATATCACGGAAAAGCAGAACACGCTTGAAACGCCATGGGCTGATTACCTGAGCATTCCCGGATACGTCTGGCTGAACCCGCCATACAGCGACATCACGCCGTTCGTGAAAAAGGCAGCCGCCGAGAGCGCCAACCAGATCGGCACGGTGATGCTGGTTCCGGCTGATACGTCCGTTGGCTGGTTCCGTGAAGCTATCGAGACGGCCAGCGAGGTGCGTTTCATCGTTGGCGGTCGCCTGGCTTTTATCAATCCGGTATCCGGTAAGCCTGTTAGCGGCAACAACAAAGGGTCAATGCTGGTTATCTGGCATCCCTACCCGCGCACTCACTGCCAGTTCACGACCGTTGAGCGTGATGCTCTGCTTAGTTTCGGCGCCCGATTGATAGCCAAACGGGAGGCAGCATGACACCAGAAGAAAAGAAAAACGCGCTTAGAAGTATCGCACGCAGAGCAAACGATGAGGTTAAGGCGAAAAGGAAGTCATCCCCCGCTTTAAGCTGCGACGAGATATCACGGCCGATCCTTAACGGATGCATGTCGGTCATTAAGCAGCTCGGTTTAACACCAAGCCACCTCTATGTCGAAATCGGCATTTTGAACGGAAAGATAAAGGAGCGCTGATATGCCAGAAATCATCGATCAGGCCAACGAGCTGGCAGAACGTCGACTTGAACAAACCATCCAGAACATGCGCATCAACCATAACGCGGTATCGGCCACTCACTGTGTGGATTGCGGGGACCCTATACCGACACGGCGTCGGGAACTGGTGGCTGGCTGCCAGCGCTGCGCTGATTGTCAGGAAGAGTTTGAAGAACGTGGGAAGCATCGGAGGTGATGCATGTTCAAGCTGATACAGCGCGGCCAGATTTACGCCGACAGCCACGGATGGCCGGTAATTATCGCCGGCAGCGACGAGAAGACGGTTCGCTACTGGCGCCAGGGCCGGATTAACACGGCAAGCATTGATCGCTTTAACAATGATTTCGAACCGCTCTCTCACGAAGAGGCCCAGCAGATAAAGGCAGATCTGGAGCAGAGCGAGCACATTAAGAAGCTGCGCGCCCAGCGTGCAGCCTGATTCAGGAGGTTATATGAGCGACGTAATTCAACTGGTGCCCAACAAGTGGGTTACAGAAAAAAAACTCACAGAAATTACCGGTCTTCGTTCTGGAACAATTGAAAGAGCCAGAAAGAACTCCTGGTTCGTTGGCCGAGAATATATGCATGTATCACCTGATGGCGATCCAAACCCGAACAGCCAATGTATGTATAACCTGGAAGCGATAAATCAGTGGATAGAGCGCCAGTCGTCGAAACAGCCAGGTGCTCATTCATGCTGAAAGCGATATTCTTAACATGCTCTTGGGCGCTAGGGAGGAAGAATGGCCAAATCGTCATATCCAACTGGCGTTGAGAATCATGGCGGATCGCTTCGCATATGGTTCATTTATCAGGGCGTCAGGGTCAGGGAAAACCTTGGCGTTCCTGATACACCAAAAAACAGAAAGACGGCTGGCGAGCTAAGAAGCTCAGTATGTTTCGCAATCAAAATGGGTACTTTCAACTATGCCAGCCAGTTTCCTGAATCTCTTAACCTGAAAAAATTTGGAGTTGAGAAAAAGGAAATAACAGTAAAGGAAATTGCTGAGAAATGGCTTGAGCTCAAGCGGATTGAGATGAGCAGCAACGGATTTGTTGGCTATGAGTCCATTGTAAAAAACATGGTGCCAAGGATCGGCGGGGACAGGTTCATTTCCTCAGTTAACAGAGAGGATTTGCTGCTTATAAGAAAGGAGCTTCTGACCGGATGGAAGGTGCCTAAAAAAGGACATAAGCCATCAAAAGGAAGAACGGTACCCACCGTTAACAACTACATGACCACTATTTCAGGAATGTTCAGTTTTGCTGTAGCGAGTGGGTACACGGCAGAAAACCCGTTTAACGGTATATCAGCGTTAACAAGAAGTCGTCCAGACCCCGACCCTCTTTCGAGAGATGAATTTCTTCGACTGCTTGATAGTTGTAAGCATACGCAGATCAGGAACATCTGGGCCCTTGCAGTATACACCGGCATTCGTCATGGGGAGTTGGTTTCACTGGCCTGGGAGGATATCGACCTGAAAGCAGGCACGATGATGATCAGGAGAAACTTTACCCCTACAAATGAATTTACCATGCCAAAAACTAAAGCTGGAACGAACCGGGTTGTTTTCCTGATTGAACCAGCAATAGAAGCACTCCGCAGCCAGGCAGAGATGACAAGGTTTGGTAAACAGCATGAAGTAGAAGTAAACCTACGGGAGTACGGACGCAAAGAAAAACACGAATGCACGTTTGTGTTTGATCCACGACTAACAGGGAGAAACTACCTTGCAGGAGACCATTATGCGGTCGGTTCGATAAAGAAAATTTGGGATGCTCACATTAAGCGTGCCGGCCTTCGACACCGTAACGCTTATCAGACGAGACATACTTACGCCTGCTGGTCATTGTCAGCTGGCGCAAATCCAAACTTTATCGCAACGCAAATGGGTCACGCTGATGCACAGATGGTTTACAAGGTTTATGGAAAATGGATGGCGGAAAAAAACACGGAGCAGGTGGCGCTTTTGAACCAGAAACTATCTGATTTTGCCCCATCCCTGCCCCATGACATTGCATTGAATGGTTAATGTATAGATATATCATTATGTTACATATCACCATGCTACATATTGATAACACAAGAGGCACGAAATGCGCTCGACCCGGTGCAAAGCTTGTGGTGTGATCCCTGTTCAATATATTAAACTAGGCCTCGCAAATGACCGTCAGCGTCGCCATCGATCGTCACTGCGGGACAGAGTCGGGTAATAAAGGTATACTCCGCCTCCTTTTTTCTGCTTCGGTTTTTGATGGAAACGCTCCAGTGAGAGGACGCTACTGCGCACCATGACACAATTCACTTCTCCTGTACTGCACTCGCTGCTCGATACGGACGCCTACAAGCTGCACATGCAGCAGGCTGTCTTCCACCGCTACGGCGATGTACACGTTGCGGCGGAGTTCCGCTGCCGCGGGGACGATCTGCTCGGGATCTATGCCGACGCAATTCGCGAGCAGGTTGAAACCATGCGCGACCTGAAGCTGCAGGACGATGAATATCACTGGTTGTCTACCCTGCCGTTCTTTTCCCAGGATTATCTCGACTGGCTACGCGACTTCCGTTATGACCCGGGCCAGGTCACCGTCAACAATGAAAACGGCAAGCTGAATATTCGCCTGTCCGGCCCATGGCGTGAAGTCATCATGTGGGAAGTTCCGCTGCTGGCGGTGATTAGCGAGCTGGTCCATCATTATCGCTCGCCGGAAATCAGCGTCGATTTAGCGCTGGAAACCCTCGAACACAAGCTGGCTGATTTTGCGCAACTCACCGCCGACCTCGATCTCAGCCACTTCCGTCTGATGGACTTCGGCACCCGCCGTCGCTTCTCGCGTGAAGTGCAGCAGGCCATCGTCGAACGTCTGCAGCAGGAGCCGTGGTTTATCGGTACCAGCAACTACGATCTGGCTCGCCGTCTTCATCTGACGCCAATGGGCACTCAGGCGCATGAATGGTTCCAGGCGCATCAGCAAATCAGCCCCAGTTTAGCCAACAGCCAGCGCGCGGCGCTGGCAGCCTGGCTGGAAGAGTATCCTGACAAACTCGGCATCGCCCTCACCGACTGCATTACCATGGACGCTTTCCTGCGCGATTTCGGCCCGGAGTTTGCCAGCCGCTACCAGGGGCTGCGCCACGATTCCGGCGACCCTGTCGAGTGGGGCGAAAAAGCCATCGCGCATTACCAGAAGCTGGGGATCGACCCCATGAGTAAAGTGCTGGTCTTTTCCGATAACCTCGATCTGGCAAAAGCCGTCGATCTCTATCGCCACTTCTCTTCGCGGGTCAATCTGAGCTTCGGCATTGGTACGCGTTTAACCTGCGACATTCCACAGGTTAAACCGCTAAACATCGTGATAAAGCTGGTGGAATGTAACGGTAAGCCGGTCGCGAAGCTCTCCGACAGCCCGGGGAAAACCATCTGCCACGACAAGGCGTTTGTCCGGGCACTGCGTAAAGCCTTTGACCTTCCGCCGGTGAAAAAGGCCAGTTAA